CTATGGCCAGTACGATACGATCGTGCAGGTCTGTGGGCCGAAGGGCGCCGCGTCTCTGATGGAGTTCTTCAATGCTCCGTACGAGGCGACGTATGGCAAGATCGGCATCGAACTGACCGCGAGCAGCGCGGTGATCAACCGGGAAATTGACAAGCAGAGTGATGTTCTCCTGGCCAATATTTGGGGCCAGTACGCCGAGAAGTTCCTGCAGATCGCGATGATGGCGATGAATCCGCAGGCTCCGCCACCGCTTCAAGAACTGGCAACAAGTATCGCCAAGGGCATGAACGCGATGATGGGCGATATTCTCAAGGACTTCAACAAACGGAATCCAGCGCTTGTGCTGGCGGAGGCACTCGATGTCATCCAGAGCGGCCCATTTGGAGCTGGAGCTCAACCCGGCGTTGCAGGAGCTCCTGGAGCGCTTCCGGGTACGGCGGCAGGCTTACTTGGAGCAGCTGCCGGGCGAGAAGGACTCGGACGAGAGGCTACGCTTGTCGGGGCGGGCCCAGGAGCTTAAGCAGATTTTGATGGAGTTCAACGAAGTTTTCAAGGCGCGGACGGATTTGGAAGCCACGGCGCCTCGGGAGGAGATATGAGTGACGAGCCAGTTGTCGATCCGGCAGCCCCAGTAGCACAGCCCTTCGTCACGAAGGCGGAGCTGGAGCAGATCATCGCGAATCAGACCACCCAGTTCGCTTCGATCTTTCAGAGGCTGACGGAGACGTTGGCGGCACCGAAGCCAGCCGCCCCAGCGGTAGCGGATCAGCCGACGTTCTACAACCAGCCTGCGGAGGCTGCATCAGCCCTCTTCGATGCGAAGATGGCGCCACTGAAGGCGGCCTTCGTGAACTCGGAGAAGGAGCGGCAGATGTCGTCGATCGTGGGGTTGCCGTTCTTCGGCGACTACGCGAAGGAGATTCAGGAGGTCATCAACTCGGCTCCGGCAGAGGTCGTGGTGACTCCTGGCTACTCTCGCGAGGTCTACAACCTCGTCATCGGGCGGCACTTCGAGGAGGTGTCGAAGAAGCAGCAGGAGCTCAAAGCCCGCCAGCCCGAGTTCACCGAGACGGTGTCGGCAGGGGCGCCACCCGCGCAGCGTTCAAACTCTCTGTCCGCGGACGAAAAGCGGGCCGCCGAGGGCATGGGCGTCTCCGAGGACGAGTACAAGAAGTGGCGCGACAATCCGGCCGGGATGCGCGCAACGGCCATGGCCGGAAAGGAGAAGAAGTAATGGACGTGCACAAGCAGATGGAGCAGAAGCTCAACGAGTACCGCAAGAAGCACCCGGACCTGGCGTTCAGGTTCATCGACACGGCGCCCGACATTCTGAGAGAGCGGACGCAGTCCGATGGATACCAGGTCTACAAAGAAGGCAACTCAGCCACGGCCGGCACGGTCGGCGAGGTCCGTGTCGGTGACTTGATCCTCGCTGCGAGGCCACGCAAGGAGGAGGACGAGGAACGTCAGCGTCAGACGGAAAGGACGAGAGCACAGATTCACGCCCCGCTGAACCGCTACTACGGCGATATCGATCGCCTGGGGGCGGGCGGCAAGTACATCAAGCCTCTCACCCCTGGCGAGGTTGAAGGCGATCAAGGAAAGTGGAGAGGAGGTAACCGCTAGTGACAACGACAGTCCCATCACTTCGTAGTCAGCTCTTCGCCCCTGGCCTCGCGAAGGTGTTCTTCAACGAGTACGGTCAGTGGCCCGAAGAGTTCTCGATGGTCGCGAACGTCAAGACTTCCAAGAGGTCGTACGAGGAAGCGATGATGGTCGTGGCATTCGGATCGACGCAGGTCAAGCCGGAGGGTACCGGTACGACCTACGAGGATCTGGTTGACTACGCGCCCATCAGGGCGACGATGGTCAGCCGTGGCCTCGGTTTCCGGGTGACGAGGGAGGCGCGCGATGATGAGATGTACGACATCATCAATCAGGCGCCGGCTTCGCTCTCGCGGAGCGTCAGGCAGACGCGTGAAGCGGTGGGCATCAGCCCACTGAACAATGCGTTCAATGCGTCGTTCCCCGTGATCGATGGGAAGGCGCTCTGTGCTGTCGATCACCCGCTGAAGGGTGGCGGCACGTTCAGCAACAAGCTCTCCGCGGACCTGACGGCGACGAGCTTGAAGGCGGCGCTGATCGCTGCCGACAAGTGGATCGACGATCGGGGCATGAATATCATGGTCCGCATGGAGAACCTCTGGGTACCCTCCGACCTGCAGTGGAAGGCCGAGGAGATCCTGAGGTCGTCTCAGATGCCGTACAACTGGGACAACACGGTCAACGTGCTCCGGGGGAAATTGACCCCACACGTCCTTCACTACCTCACGTCGCTGACGGCCTGGTTCGTTGGCTCGTCGAAGAACGATCACGGGATCTGCTTCTACGATCGGACTTCGCCGACGTACGAGAACGCAGACGACTTCGACACGGGCGACGAGAAGTACAAGACCTTCCATCGTGAGGCCGCGATCGCGTGGCATCACTACGGATTCATCGGCTCAGACGGTCTGGGCTCGTAGTTAACTGGGGGCCCGGGCGATGAACCCGGGCTCCCGCTTCCACCCTGGCGATGACCCAGGGCAAGGGGCCTTTCATGGGTGCAGTCACACTTCGTGGTCTGAAAGTCGTCGGAAACTGGTACTCTTCCGGCGGAATGGAGCAGTACGTCAACACGCAGTACAAGAACAAGTCGGGCCAAGTATTCAAGGCCGGCGAACTTGTCGCGGTCGATGCCACTCCGGAGATTCTCCGAGTGACTTCGATCGTCGGTGGTGGTGACGATCGGCTCGACGTCAGTGCTCTCGATTCGCTGTACGCTGGAACGACTCCGAACATCATCGAAACGATGACGCTCGCGACGTCGCTTCTGCGGATCTTCGGCATCGCGTTGATCGATGCGCCCGCTTCGGGGCAGGTCAACATCCCGGTGGCGATGATCATCCCAGGCACCCTCGTCGAGGGGAACCTGGTCACGGCAACGGCGGGAGACGGAGACGCTCCGGCGTCGCTGGCTCTCACCGCGGCCCATCTCTCGGCGCCGGTCGCCCTCGTCTTCGACGACACGGCGGATCGGTGGTACTTCACTCCGACGATCGTGACGACTTCGGAGCGCGCTGCTGACATCCAGAAGATCGCTCTGGGCGTCGGTGGCGGTGGCACCCAGGACGCCTATGGCGCCATCGGTGACACCAACGCCCGAGTTCAGGCCACTCTCCGGATGTCGGTGCTCCGCGCCTGTCTGCCGACGACCGGGACGGGTACCACCTAGTTCCATCAACGGGGGGACGGGGCCTAATTGGCCTCGTTCCCCCAATGGAGTTTCAATGGGTACACGAATCACAAATGATCGACTTCGCGGAGAGAGGTGGAAGCTCTGCGCTATCTGTGACTTCGAGTATCCAGTAACGATGCTCTGGAAGCGACGAGGACAACTCGTCTGCCAGGAGCATTGTGCAGACGAAGACCTTTTGGGCGAAGCGGAGCCGATGACTCAGCAGGAGAATCCATGAGCACGGGTTTGGTGACGATGAGGGACGAGGTCAAGCTGGCCATCGGCTCGCGGACGGACATCACCGATCCGATGGTGGATAACTGGCTGAACATTTCGCAGCTGGCTCTGGCTTCCAGGCTCCGCATCTTTGAGATTGAGGCGGCGGTGACGTTCGCCCTCATCCCGGCGACGGACATTTATGGCCAGCCTCTGAACTTTTGGTCGACGATTGTGATGGTGAATACGAGCGTGGATCGACAGCTGATTCGCCTCAAGCCCATCGAGTCGATTCTGACCCAGCCGATCTCGGCGACTGGCCGAGTGACTCAGTTCGGCCTCAGGGCAAAGTCGTTGATTTTTCGCCCCGTTCCGACGACGGCGGATACGTTGGAATGGACATACAAGAAGCGGCCGTCAACTATGACGTCATTGGTCAATCTCACCCTTCCCGACGAGTTTGGGCCGGCGGTGGTGTTTGATGCCATCGTGAGGGCGCTCTACCTCACCGGTGAAGAAGATCGGGCGGCGATCTACCGAGAGCATCGTGACGACGTCCTCGCCGGAATTGGCGACCAGCGTGGCGAAGAGTTCGCCCAGCGCGAAGAAGGTGTTATTATGGCCGGCATGAATCCGGCAGTGAGGCTCGCATAAATGGCTGCTTCGAGGCAGTGGGCGGAAACAAAGCCGGCAGTCACTGACAAGATCAAAGATGGGCCTGCTGAGTTTCAGCTGTATTGGCGGGACATTCGTGAGCGGGCGAACATCGGAGGTCATGTCTGGGACAGCGTGAGTGCCCTGGATAAGCAGGGACTTCATGCCGTCGGGGCGAGCGGAGTCGCGGGCCCGGACATCTACAAGTCGGATATGGCCACCAAGATCGCTGCCTGGACCGATAGTGGAGTGACCTTCCCTGCCGACTATCTCTTTGCGGGCGCTCGGAACATTCCTGGGTCGATGCTGATCAACCCGTTCATCACGGCGGATGCGAAGGGATACAAGCCAGCGTGGGAGCCATTCCTGATCTTTGAGTCATCGCCAGTGGATGCGAAGGTCAATGTGAAGGCCGGGGTCACGATGATCCACGGCGTGGCGAATAGCACCGTGGTCCCTTTCCGCTATGCGGGTGGCTTTCTAACGATCGGAGTCGCCCCACTCGTTCAGCCGGCCGCCGGGAATCATGCTTACTATGTTCTCCTCATCGACCGGAGTGGCGTCCTCACTGCGACAAAAGGTACTGAAGTGATCTTGGCGAACCCGCCCACCATTCCTGACCTTGTCGAGAACCAGACGCCTTTGGCGGTGATTGAGATTAAGGCGTTGAGCGTGAACTTCTCACTCGCGACGAGTGGTAACAATGCTTTTCTCGTCCTCGATGCGCGAGTCGATGCCGGTCTGACCATTCACTCGGGTGCTTAATGCCGACTGTCGAACTACTTCCTGTTGCGAGCATTGTTTCGGAATGGTTGCAGTTTCCGAACGATGGGTCGCCGCACTATCTGAAGGTCGATGAAGGCATTGCTCTGAGCGATGAAGCAACGACTGAGCTTCGAGTCAAGATTAATCTTCGCAAAGAACGATTTCGACTGGCCCCATTGCCAGGCGATTTCAACAATTCGAATTCAATACTGCTCCAGGTCATCGCAAGAGCCGATTACACTGGCGCGACTTATCTCAGCCTCGATGTGAATTTCTACGTTGGCGGGGTCTTGAAATTCACCGAGAACATCTTCTTCGACCCGATTGGTGGGCCATATGCGATCTACGACTTTCCCATCAACCTTGTCGAACTCGATCCGAGCAAGGATAACGAAGTTGAGGTCATTGCCTACGTCACCGATGACGCTCCTCCGACGCTGAATAACAAAATCTTTCTCACGGCGGTGGCGCTTCAGCTCGATTACTCGGTGTTGGTTTTCTTTCCCGTGACCGATCCGGCGACGGACTATACGAATCTGGCTGACCCACCGGCGTTGAGTCTGTCGCCGATTGCCGATGGCTCGACGACTTTCACCGACATTCCAACGCCGACGCCGATAGGGTAACTGACAATGCCACCACTGACAAGTTTAGTGACTCAGAGGCCGACGGTTGGGCGTCAGGCGTTTGTCTACCCCTATCCGAAGGCTCTGAACTACCTCAATCGGCCGGGAATGTTGGACGTTGAGGAGGCGGTCGACCTCGTCGACTTCATCTCGTCGGATGAGGCGCTGGCGGTCCGTGATGGGTTCTCGCAACTGGGGACGGCGGCGCTAGATAATATTCCCATCAGGCTCTCGACCTTTGAGCAAGAGAATCTGAATAAGTTCGCGATGGCTCATACGAAGACCAAGTTGTACTATCTCAATGCCGGCGTCTGGACAGACATCTCGCGGGCGGGTGGATATACAGGCACGGATTCGCAGCCGTACGATTCGACCGTCGTCCTCAACGACTACGTCTTTACCAACTACGTCGACAAGATTCAGTACTGGGATGGCGTGGCGGGTACGGCTCTTGACCTACCGGCGGCAGGTGCTGGTCTGTCACTTGAGTTCACCAGGGCGAAGTATTGCACCTCCTTCGCAGGTCGCCTCTTCATCGCGAATTTGCTCGAAGAGTCTCCAACGAAAGTTCGGGCACTTCGTGTTCGGTGGAGCGCGGAGCTTGTCTATCGGGCGAATGCGGATTGGACGGCGCTGGGCTCAGGCGAGAATGACCTTGCCGAGACCCCCGATGAAATCGTGGGCATGTCGAAGTTGCAGAACTTTTTGGTCGTGTACAAGAAGCGGTCAATCGTCCATGGGTATGAGACGGGCAATATTAACAACCCATTCAGCTGGGAGTGGCGGACGATTGCCGATCTCGACAAGGGCGTTGGACTCGTCGCGCATCAGACGCTTGCGAATCTCCAGGGCTTTCACCTCGCCCTGGGGAACGACAACGTCTACCGATACGATGGCCAACTCTACCCCGTCGGAGACAGGGTTATTCGCGATGTGGTCAAACTCGCGGGGGCTCCGAACCTTCGTCGCGCCTTCTGTGCGGTCGACCCGATCCGCTCTCACTATATCCTTTTCGTCCCCCTGGCGGGTCAGACGTGGCCGGAGCAGGCATACATCTACGACTATCGCCGCGACCTCTGGGTCGGGAAGATGGCGAGGCGTTGCTCGACCGCTGGGGTCAATACCCCGACAAGTTCGACGACGTGGCAGTCAACGGACCCGCAGACGTGGGCGGATGTCGAGGAGACGTGGGGCTCTTTCGGCCTCGATACCGACATTCCCATTATCAACGTTGGGTCGCCTGATGATAAGAAAATCTATCAGAGCGATTCGTCCGTGGACTATGACGGAGCTGGCGCCGAGTGGACGACGAAGGATGATGACCTGGGCGCCCCTGACCACGTCAAGACTCTCATCCGCGTTCGACTTAGGGTCGATACAGGCGGCGTTGTTCAGCCTATCACCCTTTCGGTGAGTGGTGATACCGGTCGATCGTACACGCAAGTGTTGGTCAAGAATACACAGAATGAGCAAGGTGAGCAGGATGTATTCTTCGACACACGTCTTACTGCCGTTCGCTTCACTCTCAAGATCAAGTCGCTGAAGCGTCTTCGCATTCTCGAATGGTCTCCATCGTTCCAAATTCGCGGGAGGACTCGATGAGCTCTAGCCACGCCGTCGCCCCAAGGAAAGCCCCACCAGGCGTTCGTTTGATGACTGTGAGTGACTTTGATTGGCTCTGGGAGCAGTCAAAAAAGACTCGCTCGATATTTCTCGAGCCTGGTGACGACGATGAGAAAAGGTTCAAAGAGCTGCTCGAGGACGCTGGAACCTTCGGCTTCATTATCGACGATGGAGCGCTCATTTTTCTGTGCGATCTCGCACCAAATAATCACGCCTTCTTCAACGGGCTCGTTTGGAATCCAGCGCTCTATGGCCAATCCGAACGAGCTCTTGCTGTTCTACGATTTCTCTTTGAACTCTTTGGTCTGCGAAGGATGTCCGCGGTCGTGCCGGAGGATAACGACCTAGCCAGACGGTACGTCGAGGGCTTGAACTTCAAGTACGAGGGAACGTCACGAGAGGCGATCAGGCGCGAGAATGGGCCGATCGGCCTCCATCTGTACGGGTTGCTCCGAAGGGAGGTGGACGAAGATGAGCGGGTGGAAACAGGTCCTACTGGAGCCGGTGCTCCTGGGATGGGCGGCAGCGGCCCCGTGGATCGCGTCAGGCGTGGGCGCTTTAGCGTCGGGTCTGAGCAGCAAGAAAGGGGGACGTCAGAGTCCGGCGTACAATCAGCAAGTTCGGGCCCAGAAGGCGGGACTGAGCCAGCTGGCCGATCAATGGATTCCGGGCGCCTCGCCGCTGGCTACCGCTGGATCAAAGGCGTACTTGGGATTGACAAACTCTGGAGGCGTGGGCCTCGGTGACCTCGGTCCCCTAGGCGAGATTGCCGCAACTGGCCTCCCGGCTGATATCAGTGGCCTCGTTAAGTCGACCACCGACGTCGCCAACCGAAACATCGGAGATCAAGCAACAGCAACCCAGGCCCAGTTCGGGCCACAGGGCGATCGATTCTCAAGTGACGCCTATCGTGGCGTTGGACTGGTCCGTGAACGTGGCGCCCAGGACCTCAACCAAACGCTCATGCAGCTCGCCTATGGGGCGGCTGAGCAGGCGGCTGGACGTCGGGTCCAGGGCTCAGAGCTCCTGATGAACTACGGCGCTTCGGCAAGACAATCGGCTCTTGCCCCGATTCTGGCGTCGTTGGGGATTCAGCCGCCAGATGTTCAGCCAGGGGCAGTCTCTCAGGCGATCGCTGCGGCCACTCCGTCACTGGCCTATGGGCTCGCCGCGAAGCCTCCAGCAGCCGCGGCGCCGGCCGCTCCTGTCACGGGTGGCGCGGCTTCGACAGGTAACTTCAAGGGCACGAAGCCCGGCAAAGGATAGCCATGGCCGAATATGGTGGTGGAGTCCAGAGAACCCCCCTCGACACAATCGACCTTGGGAGCCAGTTGCTCCAGGCGGTCGTGGCTGGGCATCAGACCCAGATGGATCGAGAGAAGCTTAAGCTTCAGCAAGAGCAGCTCAAGCATGAGCAGAATCAGCAGGCCTTTGAGGCATCGAAGGGATTGAACCCGGACGCGGCCGCAAAGATTCTATCGTCAATCCTCGGGCAGGCAATTCAGCCGGGTGACATTACCGTCCCCCCGGCACAGCAGGAGGCGGATCGGCTGACGGGCTATCTCAATGCCAATCCCGATGTGGCGACGGCACACAACAATCTTCTCGCAATGGGCAGTCTCTTCGGGCCGGCAGAAGCGACTGATGCCGCACGGGTGGCCTCAGGACTTCGTCTAAGTGCTGGTCAACGGGCTGAGCGTGTCGGCCAGCTTCTCGATCACTATGGGAGCCCTGCCGCTCCGGCTTGGAACGCGGCGGTTGGTCGAGAGCTTGGCGTCCGTGCCCCAAGTGGTCCAACCCTTGCTGAGAAAGGTCTCAAGCTTCAAGAGCGCCAAGTCGACCTCGGGGGGAAGGAAGCTGAAGCGGCGAGAGTTCGAGCGCATCAGTCCGCAATCGAAGCGATCAGCGGTGGCTTTCAGCCTCTTCCGAACTCGCCGGCGGCTAAAGATCCGGCGTTGGCGAGTAAGTACGTCAGTGAACTCGTCCAGTTTGGACTTGGCAACTCCGACGTTGTCTCGCCGGAAGCGCTGACTCAGATGGTGCCGACTGAGAAGTGGGCGCAGATCTTCAAGGCGTCGGCGACTCCATCGCCCCAGCTTCAGCTCAAGATGGACATGTGGAAACATCTCGCCGGAGTCGCGGAGAAGCAGGGCGATAAGATGGACCCTGAGCTTCTCAAGATGCTCCAGCAGTACACCGTCGAAATTGACCAGGAGCTCCATCCTGACCAAGGTGGTGTGGCGCCCCAAGAAGCACCGGCAGGTGCTGGCCCGAGTCGGGTCGGTTCATTGCTCAAGAGTGGGGCCATGACCTTTGGGGGTCGCCCAGGTATGAGCGTGGAACCTCTGGTGACGGCGCTTCTCGGCCATGCGCCTGCTCCGGAGTTTCTGCAGGCCCTCGGAATCACAAGCCCGAACAAGGCGATTCAAGGGTCGATCGACAAGGCAGTTGGCCAGCTCGGGCCGGAGCTTCTGAGTCCACGAAAGTCGCTCGGTCCGCTCTCAGATCCAGCCCTCTTTGACTCTGGAGTTGCGACGGGCACGGGGCCAAAAGCAGGACAGTTTAACGACAACATCCTACGCGGCCAGTTGCCGAAAGACAGCCTGGAGAAGTTGAAGGGCATTGTTGGAGCCTATCAGAAGGCTGGGGCATCGGCTGACGATGCCGCGAAGATGGAGCAGGACCTGGTTGATGCTCTCAAGTCAGGTGACCCAGCAATCTTCGACGAGATGGTCACTGCCGCCGTTGAAGATGTCCAAGCCCAGAAAGCGGCCAGCAAATAACCATGGCAACAATCGGCGAGAAGCGGAGCGCGATTCTTGAGAGGCTGAAAGCGACCTCGACGCAGTCGGAGGGTCGCCCGCCTCTGTCATCGCTGCCCGATCAAGGACCTATCGAGGCATTTGGGACGGGGTTTGCGCGCCAGGCAACGGCCCCTCTCGATGTGCTCGGTCTTGCGGTAGAGCCGGCGTACGGACCCAAGGGACCTGGCGTGGCTGGAACCTTGGGCGAGCTCGCCGGCTCTATCGCTCCCTATCTGGCGGTTGAAGCGGCCCTCGCAAAGTTCATCCCATTGCTCCGAGCAAGGAACTTGCTCACCTCGGCGCTGAGGACTGGGACGACATTCGGGGCCGTGGACTTCGGGCGCAAGCCCCAACCCGGTGATACCCGTGCCCGCAATGCGGTCGAAGGGGCGATGTCTGGAGCGATCTTTGGCTCCTTCCTGGCTCCGACATTGGGACCGACAGGCGAGGTGATCTCAGAGGCTTCGGTCCCCAAGGCGATGCTTGGAGGCGCTCTGTCCTCGGTCGTTCCTGCGACCGTCGGTGGGCATCCAAACGCCCCCGTCAATTTCACCGGCAACCAAGTCCTGGACTCAGCGATCTTCAACGCGGCCCTTGCTGGCGCCTTCCAGAAGCTTGGTCAGTACATCCCGAGTGGCGAGACGGAACCCAAGCCGCCGACCGCGGATGCGGCGCCCAAGGGACCGATTACGGACCCCAGGCGGTTGCTCAGGCCGAGGACATTTTATCAGCCTCCAAGTCCGACGGAGACGGGTGGTCCAGTTATTGACATTGGGCCGGCTCCGACACCATCAGCGCCGATCAACCCACTCGACCAGGTTGTGGAGCCGAACAAGGCGCCATTCATCTTTGCGCCCGGTGCGGACTCGGCAGAGCTTCAGTCAGCTCGGGCCGGGTTGAACCAAGCCCTTGCTTCGCGACCACAAGTCGTCCCACCCAGCTCCACCCTCGACCTTGCGGCTACGATCAAGGATGCGAGAAGGGGACAGGCGCCTCTTCCAAGGCTCCGTGACCTCAACCCACCCGAGCAACTCGCTCTTCCTGGTGGCGCCCCAGACCTCATGCCGATGCAACCGGGACCGGCGTCGGAGTTCGTCCAGCCTGGGGCGATTGCGGAGAAACTCGCAAATCATGGAGTCAAGCTCGCTCCTGCCGTTCCTGTAGTCAAGGTCGAGAATCTTGACCCGCTGTCTGGTGAGCATTCAGGCGAGTGGATGGCCGTAATCAAGTCTGGTCAGCCCGTCAATCTTATTCGCGGGCTGAGCAAGGAAGAACTTGACATCTCGGCTAAGCAACAGTTCATGCAGTCGCGATTTGGTGGGCCCAATGATCGGCACCAGGTAACATCTCGCTCAGAGCCTGTAACCTATGCCACTCCCGATGCGAGGACAGCAGTAAACTTTGGCGACTACTTTGTCGTCTTTGACGGTCAGGGTTTGCCAGTCCATTCCGGCTATGCCGCTAAGGGTGGCTATCTGACAAAGCTTCCCGATGCCCTTGACGAGTCAGCAGCGGTCGCTATCCATGGCCCAATTCCCTGGGACCGCGTTAAGTTCCTTGGCAAGTGGACTGACAACGGCAAGAACTTTGACGTCATCCCGTTAACCGAGGCGTACTCCATTCCACGGGCCACAGGAGCGAAGACTGCAAGAGTTTCCCCCGTCGATCCTGGCCAACTCGTCCAGCTTGTTCGCTCCTCGGATGAACAAGCAGTCCTCGACAACCTCGCCGGAGAGATTCGGTCAGGCGCCAAGGTCAAGAAAGGTCGAGTCATCGCCCTCGAACCTGACACAGCGGATTCGTTCAGGGCGAAGTTCGTGGAGGGTGGCGCTATTCCTGGCTTCGACCCTGACACGGGAGCGATCAACACGGCAGGGTTGAGCCATGAGAATCTGGCTGAGCTCATCACCCTCGCCGAGGACTCAGGCGATCAGGAGCTTATCCAGTCGCTCGAACGAACGAAGGCAGGTCTTGGTGGCAAGGGCAAGAAGATGGGAGTCGTCCGAGAGCGTCTTGTCCCACAGACGCGTCGCGAGATCGTGGCTGGGAACATCGCAGACTTGGCGGCAGATGCCAAGCCGACGGCTGAAGAAGTGATGCTCGCAGCCGAGTCGAATACGACCCTTGATGAGGCCGCGGATGCTGGGGGACGGGCGATCGCAGAGCTGGAGACTGGTGAACCTCCCGAGAGTCTGAGGACGGCCAAGAGCAAGAAGTTCGTCGATGACTTGGCTAAGGTCAAGCAGGGTCGGAGTGGAGACATCTACAGCTACGGCAACTTGATCAAGGCGATGAAGGACCTTGGCACGCCAATCGTTGGCTCTCAGGGTGAAGGCTTCAGGGTTGCCATGCCAGATAAGACCATCGTCACCCTGTCCAAGGATGAGGTGATTGCCAGGGTCACCGCCTCGCTCCCCCCGACGGATGCGGTGCCGGTGTTCCAGGGGCAAGATTTGCCTCCGATTGCTCAGCCTTGGAAGGAAGAGCAGCTTCATCTACCTGGAGTCAAGGCGGTCGCGGAGCCGGCGCTGGGGTATGTCAAGCCGATTCCAGAGCCCTCTGCGGACGTGGTGATCCAGTCGGCCGAGAGAGAAGCTGGGATCAATAAGCCACCGACTCCACCGGTAACGCCACCCGCCCAGAACTATGGTGGCAAGCCATCGACGGTTGAGCTTAAGCCGACCAACAAGAATATCGACGCCTTCAACAAGGAGCGGGGTATCGAGCGGGTTGCCAAGCGTCTCTCGAATAAGATGAAGGCCCCATACGTTAAAGGGGAAGCGGCAGCCAAGGCGATCGAAGTCGACGATACTCCAAATGGCGTTATCCTGACCGATCACGTGTCGGGCAAGGTGACCAAGGTCAAGAACATGGCCGAAGCGGCCAAGGTCATCAGCTCGAACACGAACAATGAAGGGCCGATGAGGTCGGACGAGGAGCTCCGCTCGATCTTCCGGCGCCGATTCGCTGGGGCGGACAGCGCGAAGTATCGGAACAACATTAAGAAGAAGTATGCGCTCTACGCCGAATATTTCCCCAAGCCAGGTGAGATCTTGAGGGCGGGCGAGACGCCCCTGAACTCGCTAGACGGTCTGATCAATTCGCGAGTCCCTCCAACAGTGGACCTGACACCCGTTGAGGCCGGTTCTGGTGGGAGATTAACTCTCCCCCCGGACCAGGTCCCGGTCCCACCCCGTGGTGGGCCTCCGATTGATCCGCCGACAGAGTGGTCGAAGCTGTGGTGGGAGTCGATGTCGAGATACTGGACGGGGATGAAGCAATGGTCGCTCAACGTCCAGGGCAAGACGAAGGGCCAGATTGCGGCGTACGATACCGTGTTCTCTCCGCTCTTCGATGGAGTGACGAAGTTTCAGAATGCGCGGGATCAGTATCTTGAGTGGCTTGTCCCGTCGATTAAGGCGACGAAGGGTAAGGCGGCCGGTGAGAGGATCACGCGCTATATGGAGGCCCCGGACAAGGCCGCGGCTATCCGTGACTTCGGTATCTCGCCTAAAGAGGTCCAGGTCGCGCAACTCTATCGGACGAAGCTCGATCAAGCCTTCAAGGACTTTGGCTACGAAAACGAAGTTCCGTACGTCCAGAACTACATGACGTGGCGCCGTGAGAATCCGCAGTATACTCCGGCGCAGGCGCTTGACACTTACTGGAAAGGTCGGGCGAAGCCAAAGAGCTATGCGACCATCTCCGAACTCGAACGCGAGACGAATGGCGACTGGGCCCGCGAGATGGATGCGCATAAGATCGTGAACGAGTACTTCTTCCGAGGGCTGAGGAAGCAACACTTGTCTGCCCCCCATGCCGCCGCGGTTGACTATGTCAACTCGCTCAAGCCGGCCCCAGGCTACCAGCCCGTCGTCCAGCACATGGCTGACTTCGTCAACTACTCCTGGGGCTCCTCGGAGATGAGCCGACGGGCGCTCGACACATTCTTCAAGGGCGCCCTCGATACCCTTGGTGTCAAGCACGCTCACGAGACCCGAGACGATCTCATCACGATCATGCAACAGCTCAACACCAGCGCCCTCATGGGCTGGAGGGCTCCTCTTGTCATCCGCAACGGCTTCCAAATCTTCTTCGCATATCCCATGCTCGGTGAGAAGTACTTCGGCATCGGGATGAAAGAAGCCTTGTCGAAGGAGGGGCAGGCAAGAGCTCGAGCGGCCTTCGGTATCGTCGGAGGTCCCCCAGTACCGGGTGCCGACGAGATGTACAGTATGACGGGTATGCTCGGCAAGATCACTCGGTCAGGGTTGGCTGGATACGCGGGAGTTGACGACTTCACTCGGATCGTGGCGTACCTTGGAACGCGGGCGAAGGTCATGGATGCGGCCATCGCGTACCGTGGGCATGGGAACATTGCGAAGTTCGCGGAGGATGCCGAGCTCTTGAGCATGTTCCATCCCGTCGAAGCCCAGGCGATTACGAAGTTGGCCCAGTCGGGGAACTCGGTGGCGGCGGCAGATAGAGCAGGCTACCTGATGCAGCAGAATACGAACTTCATTTACGGAACGGCGAATAACCCTGCGGCGTTCCGTGGCGTGGCTGGTCGGCTCTTCGGCCAGTTCGGCGTCTGGCCGACTTCGTATATTCAGTACGCTCGGTACATCTCACAGTTCGGAACGACCGCCCAGCGGGGCGACAAGATCGCGAGGTTCCTGGCGATGAACACCGCCTTCGGGGCCGCAGGGACTCTGCTCGGGGTGAATACCTGGAAGTGGCTGATGTTTGGCCCGCTCGTATTCACTGGGGGTCCCATGGCCCAGACCGCCTTGGATGCCGCTAAGGTGGCGTCCAACTTTGTTCAGGGTCGTAAGGACCCAGAGGCGGAGCTGGCGGCTTCGAGGCTGAAGAACACGGTGCCGACGCTCATCGTTCCTGGGGCGATGGCGCTGAAGGATATTGAGGGCACGTTGAAAGAAGCTCCGCATGGTGCTCAAGCCGTTCTCACTCGGGCTCTTCTAGGGCAGGCACCTCAAGGTGCCCCACCGTCTCTCTTGCCGCCCGGAGCTCGACGTCAAGCGATTGCTGAAGCAATTCGACGTCGGCAGAGGCCAGGTCAATAGCCACTTCGTATGGCTCGTGGTTCCCATTGACGGCATGGAGAACGGGCAGACGGCCTATGCGATAGCCCCCCTTGATAACAAGTGGCTTCGCCTGATAGTGGAAGATGTCGAGGGGAAATGGAATGATAAGGCTCTCAAGCCGAGCTTCGGCAATGTCGAGGTGCTGAGTCATTCGCTCATCAAACGGGTCGACGACGATGATTGAGCGCCGAAAGATGACTCGGGAGTCGTCGAAGTTGCTTTCATGGTTCATCGAGTAGACATCGACCATTCTGGTCACCCGTCTTAGTTGCCCTGTCACGGCCCGCTTAAAGACTTGGCCGAGTCCTAAATCGACGTACTTCACGGCTTCTCCTTCTCCAGTTTGTCGATCACACTGCTCACGATGTTCGGATCGAGGCGGGACTTTGAGTGCCTCGTTCCCCCATGCGGTCGCCTCTTGATCTCCCAGCGGTCAAGGGCGTATCGCACGACCCAGGTTGAACAGCCAACCTCGTCCGCGATCTCCTGCATGGTCCAACCGTCCTCGGTGTACTTCTGCGTAAGGAATTGCTTGGGCGTCGCAAAGCCCCGTTCCTGGGCGATGAGGAACCAATCGTATGCCATTAAACCCTCGCGAAGAGATGCCAGTCCGCATGGGTCTCAGCGGCGCCTGGGAGTAGGAGACTTCCACAACGTGGACAGACGACGAATGAGACAATGTGCGTCGATTCGACATCGACCCAGACCCGCACTTTCTTCCAGGTGTCAGTTTGAACGCTCATTCTCCACCCTTCGCCTTCCTCGTGATATAATAGCTCCGCCCCTCCATGGCCGTCTTTGGCTTCTCCTCAAGCATCTCGCCCTCCTTGAGCGTGTTGACCATCTGGTAGAGCTTGTCGGCAGTGACATACTTCGACATTCGCCTGACGAGATCGCTATGAGTCATCCGGCCACCTGCATTCCGAATATAGCGAAGTATCTTATCCTCCATCTCGCCAACACTCGACGACGCCATGGCCGAGAATGCCTGGGGCAAGAACTGCTCGAGCCAGTCCAGCACCTGGAGCCCCCGTTCCAGCGACTCCGTCGTCAGCTCCCTCTTGCCACCCGATAACTGGAGGAGCATCGCGACTCTCAGAAGGTGGTCAGGCTTGGACTCGAGGTAGCCTTCCATGCGCTCTTCCCCCTCGTGGGTTGGGGAGGATTTGCTCTTCGTGTACCAGTTAATGTACCAGTTGCGGGCATCGCCATCAAGCTTGAACTCGTGGACGCCTGTGGTGAGCATGGTGAGGCCATCAGCGAGCCGACGTGTCGCCCCTTGGTCCCAGCCGTCACCGAGAGGCGAGAGTCGAGTTGTCCGCGTCTGGTGCGATATGAGATGCCTCCGCATGAACCCACCTCCAAAGACGTCAGGTGGCAAGTTGGTGTTGACCCAGTCCATCGTCGTGCCATAGACGCCCGACATCATCACGTTCTTCAGCACCAACTTCCCCCGCCCTATCGTCAACGACCTCCACTCATCGGGGCAATCGATGAGGTCGGTGAAGAGTGGAATCATGCCTTCCAGGTACTTCGACTTGCGGAAGAAGGCAGCCATCTCACGTCCGATGACGATGCAGCTGGCTGGGTCGTTGGCGCCAATGTCCAGGACGAAGGCTTCTGGCGTGGTGACTCCAACGATGAACTTCTCATACTTCGCCTTCATCAAGACGTCGAGCATGATATTGATGGAGGCAGTCTTGCGACACTTTCCCGTCGGGGCGATCAGCATCAGGTTGAGATTAGGGTAGACGCGATAGTGACCTTTGCTCACCCAAAATCTACGGTCCGTCATCGCACCGAGGGCGACGCATGCGCACATAAAGTGGAATGCCGTCGGTGACTCGGAGGCGAGTGTCTCTTGCAAATAGCTTCCAAACCATCCATTCGTCGAGACTACATCTTCGAAGGCTCTAGACGATGTTTTCGTCGGGTCCATTGACTTGAGCATCGCCTTCGCCTTCGTGGAGTCGAGTTGGAAGCAGGCCATGACGAGCTGCTCCAGCTCAACCATTTCCCCCTCGGAGATGTGGCCAGGCCAATTCGCGAGGATCTCGGTGACGAATGGCAGATGTGATGAGTCGGGAGCAAGCTTCAGCTCCCTCAAGGTCGCCTTTAGGCGATCGAGTTGCTCGCGAAGGCTAGGGGTCCTTTGGGCCATGGTTGGGAGTCAATGCCTTCCAGATGATGTACATGGTTAGAAGAACCAGAATCGGTGGCATCAGAGCTGGAGCTGACGCTGAAAGACACCATCACGAAGCGCGAGCTTCAGCTCCATCTCAGTCTGGACAATTCGCTCGGCCAAGGCCGCGGCCGCATCCAAATGCCGCCCCATTTCGATGGTCAAGCCTTCAAGCTCTTGGAACTTCACGCTAACGAACTGTGCGACGGAGTCGTCTCCAATCACCTGCCAGTCCTTCTTCTCTTGAGGCTTCGTCATAGTTTCTCCCAATCGTTGCCTTGGTGGGACAACCGAATCCATCGAGCTTTTCACGACCACGGGACATGACCTTGCCCATCAGCTCCGAGACCTCCTCAGCCATCGTCTCGGGGCAGGTGACAACTATTTCGTCATGGACCCACATGAGCTGGCGTGCCGGTGACGGAAGCAACTTCGCTAATTCGAGGGCGCTCTCGGCCATCATATCGAACTCGGTCATCTGAGGCAGACAGATGAACGCCTCAGTCGCAAAGTTCCGATTCCAGAGCCAGCGAACGCGGTGGTAGGGGTTCTTGAGGTAGTTTCGTTCTTCGACTGTATTCAGCAGGCCGTCACGCCAGCGTTTGAGTTCGGGGTACTCTGACCAGATGAAGTCAATGAAGCGTTGGGCATAGGCTTGTTCGACACCGTACATCGTGGCCAAGCCCGCAGCCCTCTGGCCGAATTGGATGCCGTAGTACATGTTCTTGGTCAGCGAGCGGTGCGTCTTTGTGATCTCCGTGTCCCCGTAGAATCGTTGGGCATGGAGAGTATGGGCATCGGGTTGTGTCGGATCGAGGTCACGGGCGCAGCATCGTTCCATGAGCTTCGCGCAGCTGCTGAACCAGGCCCCCAGACGCATCTGAATTTGCGAGTAGTCGACCTTGATGATCACCCAGTCACCGTGGTCCGGGAGCACCATCGCTCTCGGCAGCCCTTGTGGCAGCTGCATCACATTCGGGTCCTGGGCCGATAATCGCCCTGTGACCTGCCTGTGTTGCAGGAAGCTCGGATGCCATCGCCCATCTGGATGCAGATCGCTTCCACTCAAGAACGTGTCGAGCATCTTGTCGAACTGCTTGATTGACCCGAGAGCTTCGAGCACGGGCTTGTAACTTTTCCACTCGGCCGAGGCGCTCGGGTCAGAGACGATCTTAGTCAAGTCGTCTAGGGCGTAGTGGTCAGTTGTCGGCTTCCTCGTCCGTCGATGGAGCTGAATGGGTAGCTTCATTACCTCGTAGAAGAGCGTTGCAAGTTGCTTGGGGGATTTGCGGTTGAAGATTGGGCCGAGTGTCTCTGTCAGAGTCTTGTCGTATCGCTGAATGATCGATTCGCAGGCGACATAGGCCTTGGCCATGGCTTCCTTGTCGACACGGATACCTAGGCGGCTGGCGGTGGCGCATAGGTCAGCCATCGGCACCTGCTTCTCCCAAAAGAGGTCGGTGCAGCCGATGTCATCCATGCGTTCCTTCATCTTCTCGGCCATCTCAAGCGTGATACTCACGTCAAGACAGTTCCGCATGGGGTCCTTGGTTGTCAGATGCTTCCAGGGCTCGTAATCGAGGTGGCGAGAGGCTCCACCTTCCAGGCTAAAGTCACCCATGTCGGATTCGACGAGATGGTCGGCGAGCATGCAGTCGAATTGAAGGTTGTCGTTCACCCAGCCATTGTCGATTAGCCGGTACTTGTCGAACTGGGCGTTGTTCCAGCCAACGAGCTTCTTGGTTTTGTCGGCAAGAATCTTCTGGATGCGCTCTCGGTACCGTTGGAAGGCCCACGGCATGAACGTGACCGCTCTGCCAGGCTTGTCGCTCAGCCCGATCATCGTAATGGTCTTGCCATCGCCTTGTGGGTAGTTCGTCTCGACGTCCAGCCCGAACTCTGGCGACTTCTCAATGCGATCGAGCATGTCCTCGCAGTCCGCCTCCTTCGCATGGGGGACCAATTCGCGAGTGACGGACACGGAGGCATGGCCAGTCGCCAGCCTCTTGACCTTGACCAGGTCCTTGATGACGATCGGCAGATAGTCCCGCGTCTCGCCGATGTTCTTGGCTTCGCTCTTGCTCCAAATGAGGCCGGCCGGCTCGAGGGTGATGACGACGGGGATGCCGGCGAGGTTGTGTATCGTCCCCCTCTCGTGCTTGACCTTGTCGACGTTGCAGAGGATCTTCGCGGGCATGGAGCCGATCGCGATGATGCAAGGATTTGGATTTGCCTTGATCACCGCAAGTTCATCCGAGAAGTACTGGCTCATGCAGTAGTGGACCTCGGCCAGCGTCGGCTCCGGCCCTCCGCACTTGACTAGATTCGTGAGCGCGACACGTCCTCTAGACAATCCAGCGCGGATAAGCAGGTTGTCAAACAAGCGACCAGCCCCGCCCGAGTAGGGCTTGCCGGTCCGAGCCTCAGCATCACCTGGGCTTCTCCCCACACCGAGTATTGACGAATCTCGATTACCGTCCGTGGGGACGAAACCTTTCCCATGTCCAAAACGGGGACAACCCTTGCATTGCTCGGGCTTGATTCCACGGCTCAGCCTCCAATCACCTTCTCGTTTCCAGTCGTCCATTAGTCGGCCACGCGAACGGGGAGCTTAACGCTGAACGAGAGCTTTAGGTTCCGAGTATCAAACTCCTCGCTCAGTTCGACCTGCAACGAATCCTTGACGATGTCCATAATCCAGTCGGTGATGGCTTTGTACGAAGAACTGTGCCACTTCCACTCTTGTATCTCTTGGGCCGTGATCGGAATGGCGCATGCCACTTTCTGGAACTGGAGAGTAAGGCCAACAACGTTCCGCTTCTGCGGGTCGGGTGGTTCGATGATTAGCGAAGGTGTCATATTTTCCCCTTGCGACGAAGGTCAACAAGCTTCTCAATGATGTCGACTGCCCAACTGGTCTGCTTGAACGACAGTTCTTCGCCGACCTTGTCCTTCAACTGCGCGACGAAGGTGAAGGCAGTGACCCAGTAGCCTCCACGATCGTCGGCAAGTGCCTCCAAGTCCTCAAGGTCCTGTTCGTCGAACCCGAGGTAGGTGAAGGCATTAGTCCCGAGGGTGAGCTTGGCCATTCTCGACTGCCTCTTTGTGTAAGCGGAGAAGCTCTCTGGCCTCTTGGTGAGCCTGACAAATCCAGCCATTGAGAACATCGCAATGGCAGACCGACTCGACGAACTTCTTGAGAGCCACTTCAAAGTCGATCGAGCTCTCACTTTTGCTCACGGCTTCTCCATGACCAAGATTTCGTCCGACGTGATGTCGAGCGTTGGGACTCGGTAGTCACGGGCGAGCCGGACGATGGGACCCATGCCCGCTTCGCGAAGAGCCGTCTCGTACATCCTGGGAGTGTCGACGCCATGGTAGGATGCTGAGACGATGACAACTCGTCCCCCCGATACAAGCGATTCGAACATCCTCGCGGAGAGTTGCTTGACGGATGCGGAGTACTCGGCCAATGATTGGCTGATTCCGAGCGTGTCTACCTGTGGCCGACTGAGGCCAAGTAGCTGCCTCATCTCACGATGCCTTGCGTTGTAATCGATCGCATCGAAGTATGGCGGTGAGGTCACGATCGCGTCCACACCATGGCTTCCGGCGAGCGTCGAGTCTGCATCCTGCTCCGACACGGTCGAGGTCGCAATCGTCGGGGGACAGGATTGGCGCTGCTGGGCGATGGGTGGAATAGTGTCATGCCCATGCCAGAGACGCTCGAAGGCATCTTCGAACATCTTGATGTAGTTGGTGACCTTGGCGTTGGTGAGCCAGACGGCAAATGGATCGACATCGCCCCCGATGGTCTTGAAGCCCATGAGATTGGCTTCGAGGATGACGGTGCCGCTGCCACAGAAGGGGTCGACGACCACGGCGTCGGCCTTGCCATTGACTGCGAGGTTGATACAGGCCCGAGCGAGTCGCGGCTCGAGCTTCCCCGTGAATGGCCACATCGAATGGGTCGAGTGGTCGATTCGCTTGTCGTATCGGTGGCCTCGGATCTTGGCCCAGAGCGTTGGAATCTCCATGCCAAGTTCGCCAAGCGGGTGCTCGACTACTGCATCGAACATTGCAAGACGTGAAATTGAGCGCTCGAAATTCTCGAAAACAACTTCGCAACAGCCCCGATCTCGGTAGGTTGGATAAGTCAGACCCTCCGCATCTCTTCCGATTTGCGAATCAAGCTCAGCAAGCGCGATGTCCAGCTCTTGGAGGTTCTGAGCGTTCGTTCTGAGGGTAGTCATTCCTTGATCGCCTGCTCGAGAACGGCAGCCCAGCCGGCGACGTCCACAATTGAATCGTCTTTGAGGCTGTAGGTCAGCCGAGACAGCTTCAGAGCGATCATGCACATGGGGACCTGAAAAGGCTGAATTGGAAAGCCGAGAATTGCCGACCACATCTGGGCGATCCGAACCATGTCCGCCTTGACAGGGCCATAGTCCGTCATCCGATCGCCAAAGACGGCATTCCTCGCTTTGTCAAGGATGGTTTCTGGAAGTGTTGCTGGAACGTTGAGAGAGGGCATGGCTACTTCCTCCTCTTGGATAGCCCCATGCGGAGCTTCTTCAATGCGTTCTGTTCAATGCGGTGGACGTCTGAGTGAGAGACATAGCCGAGGGCTTCGGCGATTTCTTGTAGGGTGGTCTTGTCAGGAGCGAGCCACCGCATCGCGATGACGAGTCGCTCAAGGTCATCGAGGTCGGTGGCGAGATGTTCGCGCAGGTGCTTCTGCAGATCCTGGCGGATGTACTCAATCTCGTGGCTGTCGAGCGCCCGCTCATTCGGCTCAGCCCAGTCCTCGGGCTCGACCTCTTCTTCTGGCGGTTGCTGAAAGTTGTCACGGTCCTGGAATACTGCCATGATCTTATTGAGCACCCAGGGGTAGGCGTAGGTGCTGAATGCGATCTGTCGCGAGGGGTCGAAACGACGGGCGGCTTCGAGTAGACCAAGCAGGCCCTCCTGCACCAGGTCATTGAAGTCGGTGGGGTTGTAACTGTGCTGACGGGCAAGCTTATAGACAAGCCCCATGTTCTCGATAACGATCGTCCACGCTGCCTCCGGTGGCGGTGGATTCGGTGGCTCCGGTTCGTCCGACATGAGAGTGGCGGCTTCCATGGCTACGGTGTTACGATCGCTAGAATCTCGCTCTCGACAAACACCTCGACCTTGCCCAGGTCACGGTCATCGAACGGTGACCCGTCGAGCCATGTAATGAGCACCCCGTCCCCCGGGCGAATGTCCTCGCGGACGTCAGGCCCGACGGATACGACCTTGCCATACCGCGACTTCGCCTTCGCCATCTCGGGAATGACGATGAGGCCATTCTCGAAGTGGTTCGCAATGTCTGGGGGCAAGGTTCGTGGATCGCGTCGGACGACCAACTTGTTACCGATTGGGGTTAGCATCTGTACTCTCCTTGTTATCGTTGGCGATTCCATCTCGGACAAGCGATTCGACGGCTTCGTGGAATACGTGGCATTGGAAACAGCTATCGACGTTGAAACTTCCATCAAGGCATGCCCGATTGTGGAGCTGTTGGCATCGGCATGGGCAGGCTAGATGGGCGAGTCTACGTCGTTCGAGCCAGTAGATACTCATGGGCAAGTTCTTGTTACACTCAACGTCGCTTCCGTGGCGTCCGAGGAGAGCATCGTCACGGTGATTCCACGGTAGGGGTCATTAAACGAATCCGTGAGCGTTACTGGACGGAGGTTGTTGACCAAGTTCATCTCAACGTCGAATGCCCACACGAACCCGTTGTCGATCGGGTACCCCTCGTGCAACCACACCCACACCCCATCCGGCCTGTACTCCAGCGAGTAGAACCACCCAGGGTGCGCCGCATCAAGAGGAATCCGTAGCTCCCTCGGTGTCACCACACCGTCGAGGGCCTTCACCACGTAGGAGTTCGTCCCGCACGCGGCAAAGATTCTCTCCGTCGAAGTCTGCCAGCCTAACAACGCCCGGTGGAATGCCGAGAGTGGGAGCGTTCCTACCCCCATCGGCTCACCAGCCCCTGGTATAGGACCAGACTGATACCGCGAGGCGAAGCACCCTCCAGTCGCCGGCACCTCGATCGACACCCCCGTGTCGGCTGCCGGTATGCACGTCCACGACCCTGAGTGGTATAACCCCTCCGCATGCCCCCACTCATGTATGAACGAATCGGCATGGAAGAAGTCACTCCCAATCTGCCCGCCTGACTCGCCCCCTGACATGTGGACATACATTTGTAATACCATCTTGTAATCGCCAGTCCTATACCCCAGCCCCTCTAGGATCGCAAGGGAGTCAATTCGCATCTGGAGGAAGTCGCAATTCGACCAGTTCACTTCCGGTGATATTGGAGGCGTGCGGCAGTAGTACGCTAGCCCGTGCGGCATGACA